AGACACGGGTGTGTACCCGTCACTTCGCATGCTGTTAGCATTCGGAGCTACCAACCGTTCCTCTCGTACACAGTAGAGATACTGAGAGCAATACCACGAAAGTGGACAAACAAAGAAATATGAAAATAAATTCTCATAATTTAATTGAAATGACCACTCGCGTGGTAATCTGGCTGTTTCAAGTTTTCAACCTTAAAACAGCGAAGACGCCATCACTATTCTATCCGTTACTCCGTGAATTAGACTCTCGACGTAAAAGTCGAGGGATCTTATTCTTAGTTGACACGTTGAAGGTCACTAGGGTTGCCCTGTGGAACTACCTTTCCGGTAGTCCACTTAAGTCAATCCCGGGAATGCGGCTTACGAAAGAAGGGATACCCGTAATTCTTGGAGACCTTATACCGCTAATCCGTAGAGGAGAATCCCCAGCATTGCTGCGAGTTCTCAATACGATATTAGTGTGTACAAGGGCTCTTAACCTAGGGACTGACGCCAACTTGGATCCTATCACTGCTCCACCTAAGGTGGACATCAGTGATATCTCCAAATACGCATCTTCCTTTTGGAAAGAATTAGGGTATCGTTCAAATAAAACCGTTCCCAAATCTGTGAGGTGGAAGAAATTCCACTTAACAACTAAGGTCGGGCCTAACTCGGAAAATGATAATGCTTTGTTCAGGGCGCTTTGTGACTTATCGTCACTGCCCCCTGAGCTAGAGACATCTATCAGAAACCTTGGAGGGCCTAAACTTAGTGAAGTTATGGATATTCTGAAGGACGGTATCAATAGATTTCACGCCCTATCTGATGTAATACCCTTTTGGGGTAAAGGAGAAATAAGAAAACTCTCCGCCATCAAGGATAAAGAGGTGAAAGTGCGGGTGATTGCTATCGGCGACTATTGGTCGCAGACGGCATTATACCCATTGCACTCCTATTTATATTCTGTCTTAAAGAAGATCCCTCAAGACTGTACCTTCGGTCAACACAAAGCACCAGAAAAGTTGGGGAAGCAAGATTTCTACAGTTCGATCGATTTATCGAACGCAACTGATAGATTCCCGTTGTCCCTAATAGCTTCTGTTTTAGAGGCCAACTTGCCCAAAGATTACGTAAACGACTGGAAGAACATAATGGTAGGATACCCATTTAGTTACAAATCGAGTAGTGTGAACTACTCCGTCGGTAACCCAATGGGGTTCTATTCATCATGGGCTTCCTTCGCGGTAGCGCACCACTATGTGGTGTACTACTGCTGTCGAAAACTTAACCTTTCTTGGCGGCATGCACCGTATTGTCTCCTAGGAGACGATATAGTCATCTGCCATAAGGGCTTAGCTGACCTCTATAAGGAAACTATTAAGTCCCTTGGAGTTGATTACTCTAAGGAAAAGACTTACGAGTCCCCACATTTCTTTGAATTCGCTAAACGCTTATTCTGGAAAGGTGAGGAGATCTCGCCGTTCCCTTTCTCTGGTCTTTCTGAAGTTTCACGTAAGTATTACCTACTTACGCAACACTTCATTGAAGCCGAGATTAAAGGGTGGGTAGCTCCTTGCGGAGTGCCTACTATGGTAGAGTCTTATCTGGAGATGGTATTGAAAATTTCTTCCCAATTTAAAAGAAAATTGGTGAAGCTTTCTACCATCTACGAACACGTACAAAGAATTGTACGGGGTTCCCCTGATGCTGGTGCCTTATTAAGTAAGGCATTCAGGATCATGGGCCACCCACATACCGTCTCTAGTTTCGTCGCACATAATGTGCTAGAAAATATAGCGGTAGACCTGTTCGCAGAGTCCAATCCGTCCACGAATTGGGATAAATGGGTCGAGAAAGGTAAGATTACTCTTAACTCCCTCGAAACCAAAATCCGTATTCAGGGCGTACTGGAATACCCAGATGACTCCGATTCCGTAACGCGTTTTATCGATAACCTCCCGACTGTGGGTGTTGTAAACAACATCACTTGGGATTTTAAAGATCTAGCGAAACAAGCGGAGGGATATAGCAATTCAACGAATGGAACGTGGCCCTTATTACTAAAGGCCTCGGCCTACCCGTTATCATGCGATATCCTTTCCCAGCGTTCTAGCTTCTTAATTGCTAGAACAGCTTCTAAAATCGTTAAATATTTAGAAGACCGAGCGGAAGTTTTACACTTCTACCCACCGGAAGAGCTTCTCCGTGAGTCACCAACCCAACAAATAGGTTAGTGAGCGGATTCTGACTCC